TTTACCAACATCACCGGCAACCGCACCATGGCCGAGATGCTGTCGAAGGCTAATGAAATGGCGCAGCGCATCGCCTACGACACCCGCGACTGGACCAAACTCAAGAAGGTCCAGACCTTCACTGGTGACGGCGTCACCACCGCGTTCGATATGCCGGCCAACTACAAGCGCATGCTGCTGACCGCCAATGTCTGGCGCTCGACCTCGACGCAGCAGCCGATGACCTTCATCCCCGACACCGACGAGTGGCTCAACCGTCGCTATGGCGGCTATGACAACGCAGCCTGGGGCGAGTGGACGCTGGTCGGTGGCCAGATGCTGATCTGGCCGGCGATGGGCGCTGATGTTACTGCGTATTTTCCATACCTCGACAAAAACTGCATTGCATTGGCCAGCGGCGGCTTCGGCGACGCCTTCCAGTCCGACGGTGATACGTACGCGCTCGACGAGCGCGTGCTCAAGCTCGGGATGATCTGGCAGTGGAAAGCCGACAAGGGCGGCGCCTACGCGGAGGATATGGGCTCTTACGGTGACGCGCTGGCGATGGCGCAGGGCCACGACAGCCCGGCGCCAATCATCATCGGCCGGTTGCCGATGTCGCGCTCGGCGCGCATCGCCTATCCATGGCCGTTGCCGACATGAGCCAGCACCAGGCATTCAAGCGGGTGGCTGTCAATCCGCAGGTGGCGACCAAGCAGGAAACGGTGACGTTTCCGGCGCCGACCCGCGGCCTGATCCTGAACGAGAACGAAAGCTACATGCAGCCAGGTGCTGCGATCGTCTGCGATAACTGGAAGCCGACCATGAAAGGCGCGGCGATCCGCGGCGGCTGCAAGCTATGGGCGACACTGCCGGAGGCGACGCCGATCATTTCGGCGTTTCAGTACGTCACGGGGCCTGTCCACAAGATGTTCTTTGCCAACGCCACCAAGCTCTACGACGTCACCACTTCGACGCCGGTGCTGGTCAAGGACGGCCAGTTCGACGGCAACTATTCCGCCTCGCAACTGGCCAACGCCGCCGGTGACTTCCTGATTGCGGTTAACGACGCCGGCGACCCGCCCTTGCGCTTTGACGGCACCACCTGGACCGTGCTCGACGCGGACCAGATCACCGTTGACACCGGCGTCTATCCTGGCGCTGCCGTCGAGCACGGCAACAATCTGGTTCACGTCTGCAAGTACCGCAACCGCTGGTTCTTCATCGAGCTGAACTCGATGAACGCCTGGTATCTCGGCATCAATTCGATCGGCGGTAATCTGAATATGATCCCGCTCTCCGGCGCGGCCACCAAGGGTGGCAAGCTGCTGTATTGCGCGACCTGGTCGATCGACGCCGGCGACGGTATCGACGACAAGCTGGTGTTCGGCACTGATCTCGGTGAAATCATCGTGTTCACGGGCTCGGATCCCTCCAGCCCCGCCAACTGGCGCCAGGAGGGGCGCTACGACATGTCACCGCCGATGGGCAAGAACGCCACGCTCTCGATCGGCGGCGATCTCCTGGTCGCCTGCGTCGACGGCATCCTCCCCACCAGCGGCGCCATCAGCAAGGACCGCGCCGAACTCGAACTGGCGGCGATCACGCGTCAGATCAAGCCGATGTGGCGCACCGAGGTGCTGGCCAAACGGCTGTGGGACTGGACCATGTGCAAGTGGGACGAGTACGGCGGCATCTTCGTGACCTGGCCCGGTGGTGCGCCGGGTAAGCAGCTGTGCGGCGTAGTCAATGCGGCGACTGGAGCCTGGGCGCGCTTCACCGGCTGGGATGCCACCTGCTTCGCCAAGATGCGCGGCGACATGTTCTTCGGCACCCAGGACGGCAAGATCCAGCAGGCCGATCGCACCGGCTACGACGACGGCATGCCCTACACCTGCACCATCGTCGGCGGCTGGGAGGTGTTTCAGTCACCGAGCCAGACCATCACTTGGAAGCAGGCGCGGGCGTCGTTCTCGGCGCGGGCCGGCGAGCCGTTCGTGCCGCAGCTCGGCGGCACCACCGATTACGTCGTATCACTGCCGACGCCGCCGTCGGCGGCGCCGGATCCCGGTCTTTTGGATCTCTGGGACCAGGGGCTGTGGGACCAGGCGAAGTGGGACGCCGATGCGCCGGCCAAGCCGGTGGTGCGCAACACCGGCTGGGTCAGCATCGGCGTGACAGGTTTTTCGCACGCGCCGGTCGTCCAGGTGACGATGGCGCAGCAAGCCAAACCCGAAGTCGAATTGATTTCCATCGCCGGGACGTTCGAGCGTCTCGGCATTACCGTATAGGAGCGCGTCATGGTCGACGTATCAGGCATTCCTAACATGGGCTTCGGCGGCGGCGCCTATTTCGGCGGCAACGCCGCGACCGGGCAACCGGCCTACAGCGCCTGGGACATCAACAACTCGATGGGCTGGAACCCGAACGCGGCGGCGTTCAACCCCTGGGCCAATACGCCCGGCGGCTTCGGCGGCCAGACCGATTACTACTCCGCGCTCGGCGCGGCCTACGGCCGTCAAACCGGCGGCTTTGGCGGCGGCGGCTACGACCCGGCAGCGTGGGCCACCCCCAGCGGCGCCGTTGAGTACGGCGGGGGTCTGCCGGGCATCCCGTACCAAGACCCGTTCGGTGGCGGTGGCGGTGGTGGTGGCGACGCGCCGCGGTTTGACCCGTGGACCGGAGAATACCTGGGCGGCGGTACCGGGAGTGACGCGCACTACGGCCCGCAGCCGCAGCCGCAGCCTGCTCCGAACCCCTACGCGGGAATGATCCTCGGGCCGCAGGCTAATCCCAGCTACTTCAACCCCGCTACCTATGCGGGCGATAAAGGCAATTACGGAATACCCTACAAAGGGGCGTCCCAGCCCGGCGACATTGGTTTTAGCAAGCAGTCGCCAATGCCGAACCTCGGCTACAATCCCGGCATGGAAAACTGGTTTGCCAACTCCGGCATGAGCGGCGGCGGGTTCCAGAGCCGTTTCGGCATGGGCTTCCCGAATGCCGGCACGCCAAGCCAGTACGCGCCCGGTGCGCAGATGCCGCCCGGCTTCTCGGGCGCCTACAGCTTCGACAACCAGAGCGGCGCGTTGCCGCTCGGCAGCGACCCTGATCTTTTTAAGATCATCCCCGGCGGAGGCTGACGGTGCACCAGTACATCTTCGGGCACGACGAGGTGGTGGCGCGGTTCGTGGCGGACCTGATCCCGGAGTGCCGCCTGCGCGGCTTCGGCAAGTGCCGCGCGATCGGCATTGCGGACGCGGAAGGGAAACTGCTCGGCGGTCTCGTTTACCGCAACTGGTGTCCCGAAGTCGGCACGATCGAGATTTCAGGCGCGGCGGTGGCCGGCACCAACTGGCTGTCGCGGCGCACCGTCCAGGTGATGTACGACTACCCGTTCTACGAAGTCGGCTGTCAGATGGTGATCAAGACCACGATGGCCGACAACGCTATCGTGCTGCGCATCATGGCCGCGATCGGCTTCTCGCTGCACAAGATCCACCGCCTCGGCGGTCGCTACCGTGACGGCGTCGTCGGCACGCTCACCGTCGAAGATTGGGAAGCCAGTCGCTACAACGTCAACCGCCGCAAACCGAAAGAGGCCATCGATGCCAGGACCACAGCAGATGCCTCCGATGGGTGGCATGGGGTCACCAGCGCCCAACCCGCAGCGCGACCGTATCGCGTCAGCATTAATGAACATCGGCAGTCCGCAACCGCAGACGCCGATGCCGCAGATGCCGCCGCCTAACCCGGGGCCGCAGATGCCGCAGATGCCGCCGCCTGGTGGACCGCCGCAGGGCGCGCCACCGCCCGGCCAGGCGCCGATGTCGATGCCGTTGCAACCAGGGATGCCGCCGCAGCCGCAGATGCCGGGCATGCCGCCGGCGCCGGGGTCACCACAGGCGCCGTCACCGGCGATGCCGCAGATGCCGCAGACGCCGCCTCAAATGTAGGACACGATCATGTCGAAGCCCGACCCTCCGACCCCGCCCAATCCGTATGTAACGGCCGCGGCGCAGACCGGCACCAACGTCTCGACGGGGGTGGCGAACGCGTTCCTGAACAACGTCAACCAGAACACGCCGCAGGGTTCGCTGAGCTATGACGTCACCGGCAACTACAGCTGGAGTGACCCGACGACCGGGCAGACCTACAACATTCCGCGCTTCACCTCGACGCAGACGCTGAACCCGCAGCAGCAGGCCCTCT